CCCATTACATAATAGGGAAAGGGTGAATCGGCATTTCCCCAATTGTTACAATAATATTACGAGTAGTTAATAAATTTGATATAAATATGTACGACTTTTGTCATTGACACCGGTTAATAAATATGATATACTTAACACGAACAAAGGGAAGGAAAACCCAAACAAAACCCTCGAGAGGAAGGTTGACAATGAAAACGGTTTACAAGTGTGAAAAGTGCGGAAAAGTGTTTGATGATTTCGATGAAGCTGAAGCGCATGAAAACAGGCATTTTACCGTCAAACAATGGTATGATGAGAATGATCAGAAAGTTGTTGATCGTGACACAGAATGGATTCCCGAATTATATGCTCCCTCCGCAATTTGCGTTCCTATGGTCAGGACATTTTATGAGGATGGAGAATGGAAGACAGAAACATCATATGTAAAATACTACTATTCTGCAAAGAAATCGGCTGAAGAGGTTTTCCCGATTGACGAGTCAATCATAGGTTGACAGACAGGGGAAGGACTCCCTTCCCTTGTAGTCAGCCTATGGGCTGAAGAAAGCGAGGAAGAAACATGGAAAGCACACTTAGAAAAATGCCGTATGCACAAGCAAAGGTTCGGGATTATGCTGATGTTGGGAGTGATTTGAGGATATTACAATCATATAAGACTGATGTAATTATTGTTGACAAGGGTATAATGGAATGTACGGGATTGTATTCTATGACTACTCGCAAACATATCTCAGCCTTTTTGTGGGAATATTATCCGTCAATATCTTTCAATATGGTCAAGGCTATTGCAGGAACAAAAAAGAGGATTGACCTGTTGACCGGTGAAATCATAGGTTGACAGCCAGGGAAGGGTTTCCCTTCCTTGTAGTCAGTCTATGATGGACTGAAGAAAGGATGAGATATCATGAAATATTTAGACAGTAAGGTCTGGTTGCGTACCGGTTCGGGAGAGGTTGTCGGTTGGGATATATTAGACTTAAATGCTAAAATTGATGAGTTTAATTCTTTTCCATGGGCGCCTGAAGCAGATTTCTTTCAATGGTTATCATTTGTTGAAGATGATGGAAACGATTATCAGAGTTTTTCTGTACTATGGAATAGTCGGCTTATGCGTGATGTTCATCCTATTAGAAAGGGGAATTGATTATGAGTCATGAAGGCGTTTATGACTTCTACAAGGACAGGATCTCTTCCTGTCCTCTTTATGGTTTCAAATCTGGTCACGAAATTCTGGAGCTTATTCTCCGCTGTGCCCAGAATGATTCCCTGTTGACTGATGAGGAGTATAATAGTATTATTAAACAGGCAGATCTCTGCCATATAAAAATGATGGAGGATAACTACAATGGAGAATGGTAACAAAACCCGCAAGGGAGATCGGCAGATCGTGTCCGTCTCCCTACCCTTGCCTGTTTATGACGCACTGCAGGAAATTGCCGAACATTATTCAATGAACCGTTCTGCTTTGATCGCTAAAGCGATTGCAGACTATTTGAAATCCCTTGGATTGAAAGTGGGGGAGAAGTAAATGCCCAGATATTCCGTAACGGAAGCAGAAGCTCTGATGAGGGACGATATCAAGGCTATGCGGAAAGAGTATACAAAAATGCGTGATATCGCCCAGAAACGTCTTCAGCGATTAGGCAAATCAGAATTTTCCGATACTTCAGCATATAGGACAAATCAGTCCGGTTTCAGAAAGCTAAAAGACCTCGACCCCAGAGATTTTGCTAAAGCATTTTCTGAATTGTCAAAATTCGTCAGCGCAAAGGGGAGTACAGTCACTGGACAACGGGAGATCAGGGAAAAGACGATTAAGACTTGGAGGGATCAGGGACTCAATTTGAATCAGCAGAACTATGCAAAGACAATCAAAATTCTGGAAGAAATGCGGAGACAAAAAATTACTTATGGATCAGATAAAGCCGTGGAGCTTGCTGAAACCATGATGGAGCTTGACGATCAGCAGACAGACCAGTGGTTAGACCATCTGGATATTCTCCTTCAGCACACGGAAGAGCTGCAGGAAATTCCAGACCTTGCAGGGTATGATTTTGATGAAATTCTGGACATGTTAGGAGACTGACGGATTATGGTTGTAAAATGTGCGGATTTTCAACCAGAGCGTTATTTTGCAAATCCCCCGCTTCTGAGAAATCGCAGGGGCAATCCCGGAGGGAAGAAACGGCATTATATTGGGATCACAACTGCCTTTGACATTGAGACAACTTTGCTCGATGATATTCAGCAGAGCGTCATGTATATTTGGCAATGGCAGTTTGGCGAGGACTACACTGTTATAGGGAGAACGTGGGACGAGTTTCTGGATTTGCAGAAGCGGATCAAAGCGTCCCTACCGTCAGACAGATGGTTAGTGGTATATGTCCATAATCTGTCATATGAATTTCAATTCTTAAAGGGTATTTATCAGTTTTTCCCGGACGATGTATTTGCCGTTGCTTCCCGTAAGGTGGTTAAGGCCGACATGTGGGGCTGTTTTGAGTTTCGGTGCAGTTACAAATTGACGAATATGAGCCTAAAACAGTTTACCAGTAAAATGCAAGTGGAGCACCAGAAACTGTCCGGGGACGAGTTTAATTATTCTGTAAAGCGCTATCCTTGGACTCCCCTCAGTGATGAGGAATTGGAGTATTGCACAAATGATGTTCTGGGACTTGTTGAAGCCGTGAACGCACTTATGGAACGAGATGAGGACACACTGCAGACCATTCCCCTGACTTCTACCGGATATGTAAGACGGAACGCAAAACGGGCGATGAAAGACGGCTCAGTGCATCACAATTTCGTTTACAGCATTCTCCCAGACATTGAAACCTATAGGGCATTGCGAGAAGCATTTCGAGGGGGCAATACCCACGCCAACCGGTATTATGCGGGCGACATTGTTGAGAATGTACACAGTGCCGACCGCTCATCCAGTTATCCGGCAGTGATGTGCAATTGTGAATTTCCTATGAGCGAGTTTATCCCGATTCTGAAGAAAGACTTAAATCCAGACTATATCAGCCGGTGCATCAAAATCAGACATAAAGCCCTGCTTCTGCGGATAGGCATTAAGAATTTGCGGTTGCGTGACCCGTTTTGGGGGTGCCCTTATTTGAGCAAAGACAAGTGTCGTAACATACATAAAGCAATTGACACAGAAGACAATGGCAGGATCCTGGAAGCTGAATATCTGGAAACCACCATCACGGACATAGACCTTAAGATAATCATGGAAGAGTATCAGGGAGAAATTATCTTTCTGCAGGGCTGGTATGCCTCATATAAGAAGCTCCCTGCTCCGCTTATCAATGAAGTGATCAAGTATTACAAGGACAAAACCGAACTGAAGGGAGTGAAAGGGCAGGAAATTTACTACGATAAAGCAAAGGCGCTTCTGAATAGTCTATATGGCATGATGGCACAAGACCCCGTGAAGCACAGTCTGATTTTTCAGCAAGTGGGAGACTGGGAGGAAGACACTTCCCTGTCTGATGAAGAAATTCTGGGAAAGAGCAATAAAAGAGCGTTTTTGGCGTACCAGTGGGGAGTTTGGGTAACTGCACACAGCCGGGACGCTCTGGAAAGGGGGATTAGACTTGTACAGGAAACTGATGGAGCGGATTTTGTGTATTGTGATACGGACAGTGTTAAATATACTGGGGATGTTGATTGGAGCGGCTATAATAGCGATAGGGTTTCTGAGTGTCGAGAAAGCGGTTCAATGGCTACTGACCCTTCTGGTGTGACGCACTACATGGGAGTATTTGAGACGGAAGACTTGAAGGACACAGGATTTGCGTACCGGTACTTTAAGACGCTGGGGGCGAAAAAATACGCTTATGTCGAACGAGAGGGCGAAGGAGTACATTGTACAATTGCGGGAGTTAACAAAAAGAAGGGCGGTAAGGAACTGGACAAACATGGGGGCTTATCAGCATTTGCTGAAGGGTTTATTTTCCGGGAAGCAGGTGGCACTCAAGCGGTGTATAACGATTCCCCTGAGATGGATCATGTGGACGTTGAGGGGCATAGGCTCTCGATTACTTCTAATGTTGCTATCCTACCTTCTGAATATACTTTAGGCATAACCGGGGAATATGAAAGAATTATAAAATATTCGAAAAAATACCTTTACAATCCGTATATAATATGATAAACTTATTAAGGGTTGAGAAAACCCAAATCAAATACTTAAACTTTAAGGAGGACTCAAACATGGAAATCATCAAAAAGACCGCTGGACTGACTTCTGCCGACCTGTATGCTCTGACAAAGGGTAACGATGTGCGCAAGATGGCTGACGCCCGTGGTGAAGTGCTGGATGTGCTGAAGTATGTCATGTACAAGGACGAGGATGTGCATGGCAATCCTATGGTTGTTCTGGCTGTCGAGACGGTTGACGGTGCCCGGTACGCAACCAACAGCAAGACCTTTACCCGGAACTTCTCTGATATTCTGGCTATCTATGAAGCGGGGAACGAGGAACCCCCGACCCGGTTCATTGTTGGCAGTGGCAGGAGTAAGAGCAACCGTGAATATCTGACTTGCGACATTGCTCCGTGAAAATTTATGATGCATCCGGTTATGTGAACGTTAGAGGGATACTCGAAGAAGGGTATCCCTTTAATTTTCTGGTAGGTGGGCGAGGAACTGGAAAGACCTACACAACTTTGAAGGTTGCCAAAGAGGATGGTAGGCGGTTTATGCTCATGCGCAGAACCCAGTCACAAGCTGATCTTATCAGTAAACCGGAATTTAGTGTGTTTAAACCGCTTAATGAGGATTTGGGATGGAATGTGATGGTTAGGAGCATCAGTAAATACAATTCGATGTTCTATGAACCGTTAGGAGAAGATTCTGAGGGGATTATCGGATACACTTGTGCATTGTCCACCCTGTCCAATATGAGGGGCTTTGATGCTTCAGACATTCAGTTGCTTATCTATGACGAGTTTATTCCGGAAAAGCATGAAAGACTTTTGAAGAATGAAGCCGACGCCCTCTTTAATGCTTATGAAACCATGAACCGGAACAGGGAGCTAAAAGGTGTTGCCCCTATTCAGATGGTATGTCTGGCGAATGCGAACGATATCACAAATCCAGTATTTGAAAGTCTGAAGCTAATAAGAATTGCCGACAAGATGCAGAAGAATAACACTGACAGGTGGACGGATGATAAAAGGGGTATCCAGCTGATTATGCTTCATCGCTCCCCGATTAGTAAGAAGAAGTCTAACACAGTGCTTTACAATCTGACAGACGGCTCAGAGTTTGCGAATATGGCACTTGATAATGATTTTAATGTAGACCGTCAGCATGTCCGGCCCAGACCGCTGTCAGAATATGTCCCTATTTGCTCAGTGGGGGAGCTGTGTATCTATAGGCACAAGTCAGAAAATCGGTTGTATGCTTCCACCCATCTATCAGGAGTATTCAATAAGAGATATTCCCTGTCCGATACTGACCGCTTACACTATCAGCGGATATATCGCAGTCATTGGGACATGTATATTGGTGGTAAGATAGACTTTGAGGATGTTCTTTCGGAAAAGATGTTTATTAAATATTGGGAAACCACTTGAATATATCCCGTGAAACCCTTATAATAAATTTGGTGGGTATCCTGCCCAGTGCAAGCCTCGGAAGGGCGGGCATGACTCCGCACGGTCAAAAGGGATGCTCACCATTATTATTTCCGGGAGGGATGGGGAATGGAATTGGATGCGATTGTAGGACTCTTTTCAAATCTGGCGGTTCCCGTGGCCTGTCTGGTTGCAACCTTTTATTTGTGGAATAAGGAGCGGGAAGACCACAAGCAGGAGCAGAAGGAACTGACGGAAGCTATTGCAAACAATACACTGGTTATGCAGAAGCTTGTGGACAAACTGGATAAGGATGTGAAGTGATGATTCTCCGAACTACAGGGCAGGACATTGCCGAACAGGCCGTAACAGGAAACTATATCGGAACCCCTTATAGTAAACTGGACTGTCAGGGATTTGTAGAGCAGGTACTGAAGGATTTGGAAGTGCGGAAGCCGGACGGAAGCCCCTACAACTGGCGGGGATCAAATTCAATGTTCAGAAACTATATCAGGTGGCGGGGAACGATTGATGAATGTATTAAGAAATTTGGGAGCATTCCGAAAGGTGCCTTTGTGTTTCTGGTAGAGCATGACGGAGGGGAGGTCGAGAAAGGGTATCATGATGGCCTTGGCAATGCATCGCATGTAGGACTGTACATAGGCACTAACCCGAACCCTTGCATGGACTCACAGCCGACCGGAGGGGTACAGATGCGGAAGCTGAATGTTTTCACGCATGTTGGCCTGATGGACATGGTAGACTATTCCACAAGCCCGGTACCGTCCTCTGACACGGACAAGCAGGAAGCGGTCAAAGCAATTGGGATCATCAGGAGTGACACTGCCAGTGATTCCGAATGTCTGGAAGCCTTGAAAACCCTGACTAAATATCTTTGGGAGGTAATTTAAATGGAACTTACTGATATCATGGCTCTTGTAAAAGCTGGATACACAAAAGAGGAAATCACCCTTATGGAAAAACCCGGCACTCCCGCTCCTGCTCCTGCCCCCGAACCTGTCAAAGAGACTGCACCGACTACGGAACCCGCACAGGTTGTAGAACCCCCTGCCCAGCCCGCACAGCCGGAAGCACAGCCGACTATGGCAGAGCTTATGCAGTCTATTGCAAAATTGACCAGTGCGGTACAGGCGAACGCAATCGCCCAGAGTGTTATTCCGGGAGGTGCAAACCCTCAGACCCCGACCGCTGAAGATATGCTGGCGGAGATCATCAGACCGACCTTTAAGGAGAGATCGTAATGCCTAATACGAATTTCCAGACCTTCCATCAGATGGGGCAGGCAATTAATGAAGTGGTAAGACAGGCTACGGGGAGGGATGCTGTACAGAATATTGATATGGATCATGTTACAGTTGCCCAGAATCATTATTATGAAGAAATGACTGCCAGTGGCAGTCTGGTTTCATTCCCTGACAGAGTGGGGAATACCCCCTTAGAAAAGTGTGTTGTGCAGATTGAGCCGGTGCAGGCAGGAAGCGGGGATCCGTCTCCCAGCAATGTGCGACAGATCACAGGATGGACTGGCGTGAACATTTATGTATCACCCACAACGAACGCACAAGACGGCACTACATATTCTATTCCCTTTCCCGCTGAAGCCGGAACTGTCTATGGAGGGACACTGGATGTATTGAACGGTGTGCTGACATTGGATAGAGCGTCAATACTGGTGCGAGATGCACCGATTACAAAGAGCAGTACAAATTTTTCTACTTGGCGAATTAAACCCGCAGTTGAACCTACCCCTGTAGTTAACAGAGATGCTGTATTAGTTATCTCGTCTATCTATAAGGGATTATCTTATAATGGAGCAACAACGTCCGGCGATAACTATGTATTTCTAGCAGATGCGGGGAGAATATCAATTAAACATACCGCTACTTCGGGCCTGACCGTTGAAGAATATAAGAGTCAATATGGAGATGTTCGATTTGTTTATTACATTGCCACCCCCCTCACCTACCAGCTCACCCCGACCGAAATTCGTACACTTCTCGGACAGAACCATATCTGGGCCGATACGGGGAACATTACAGTGAAATTTAAAGTTTTAAAGGAGTTGTATTGACAATGTGGGAACTGTGTAATATCCTTAAGGAGGTTCTTGAGGTACTCAAAGAAATGCTCGAAACGATGAAACAAAAGGGGGTTAAAACGAAATGAGCGTGAACACCATGACTTTTCAACAGTCCAGTGCGGTACTTAATGACCTTGTTAAACAGGCCACCGGCCGGCAGTCTGTTATCAATACGGAAGCAGATTTTATTTCCGTTGCCCAGACCGCCCTGACCCTCGGCAAGGATGTTATTTTTAATACCTTGTCCAATGTACTCGCAAAAACCATTTTCTCGATTCGTCCCTACTCCGCTTCCATGCGGGGACTGCAGAAAGACCTTCCTCAGTGGGGAGCCTACATGAGAAAATTCAATATCGTGGCTTCCGACTGGAAGGACGATGACGCTTACAAGTATCCGGTAACCTTTGATGAATCGCAGACGGGGAACCCCGAAGGAAACGGGCTGGGCGTTGACCCGTGGATCATCAACAAGAGGGAATTTATCCAGACGAATTTCCTCGGCCAGTCTGTCTTCTCTGATCACTACACAGTGTTTGAAGATCAGCTTGAAACCGCTTTCCGTAATTCCTCCGAATTTGGTCAGTTTCTTTCCATGATTACCACCGACATGAGCAACAAGGTTGAACTGGCAAAGGAAAACATGAGCCGGGGACTGGTTGCGAACTTCATTGGTGGCCTGATTGCGGAGAACAACGCCAGCCGGAACATCCATCTGTTGACCGAATACAACGCCCTGACCGGCCTGTCCCTGACCGCAGTTACTGTATATCAGCCCGAAAACTATGGGCCTTTCATGAAGTGGGTATACGCCAGAATCGCTTCCGTTGCTTCCCTGTTCAAAGAAATGTCCACCCGCTATCAGACCACCATCAATGGCAAGCCTGTTCCCCGTCACACCCCGTATAATCGCCAGAAGATGTACATGCTGGGGCAGGATCGTTACCAGCTGGATGCCCGTGTGCTGGCGGATACTTTCCATGACAACTATCTGAAGTACGCCGATGTTGAGACTCTTAACTTCTGGCAGGGTATTGACACTCCCGACAAGGTAATGGTTACTCCCATCTACACCAACGCTTCTGGCGTGGCTACTACCGGCAGTGCGGTCAATAAGACCGGTGTGTTCGCCCTCCTGTTCGATGAGGATGCTATGGGCTGGGCAATGATCCATGAAAAAGTTATCCCGACTCCCGTTAATGCCCGTGGTGAATACCGCAATATGTGGTATCATATGCGTCTGAGGTGCTTCTCTGACAACACTGAAAAGGGCGTTGTGTTCCTGCTCGACTGATGTGATATCAGACGAGAAGGGGATAGTTGGAAACGGCTATCCCCTATTATTTTATGGAGGTTGCCTATGCAAAATCTGTATTTATATAAACAGTTTGCGAAGAAGGAGAACAGCACCAAAGTCCCCCCTACTGGCACTTTAACTCTCGCACTGCAGGGGATACTAAAAGAACCGTGCTCCATCATGACTCCCGTTATCAAGATTGAGAGACTCCCCGCCGATGCAATACCCGGAGATTACACCTACGCAAGATGGGTACAAGCAGATCGGTACTATTTTATTGAGGACTGGGTATGGGCTAATGGACTATGGGAAGTCCATATGAAAGAGGATGTTCTTGCTACATTCAAGACCGATATAGGAAACAGCACAGAGTATATATTACGGACTGATTCCTCCACCGACTTTAATGGGGAGATAACGGATACAACTTATCCAGCCACCACAGATATAGTAACTGAATCATATGGCGTTTCTAATATATTTACTACAGACCTTAGAGTGGGATGCTATATTGTAGGTATTATATCTGGCGGTACTTCAGAAGCCGTTGGTGCTATTTCATATTTTGCTATGACTTCTAATGAATTTGGAGCATTGAAAGACAAACTATTCTCTAATGACAATCTGGCAATAATGGGAATAACAGGCCCGGGTGGACAGCAATTAGTACAAGACATTTCACAAGAAGTATTAAAAACCTTGTATAACCCTTATCAGTATATTGTTTCTTGCATGTGGTTTCCATTTGGCAAAAGTGCTATACCATCTACTTCGCAAGTAACCAGTATCAAAATAGGTTGGTGGGACTACCCGCTGACAGGAGATAGACTATATGCTCAAACTTTTGAACTGGGAAATGAACAGTTTGCTATTACCGCACATCCGCAGGCTTCCAGAGGTTCATACTTGAATTATTCCCCGTATACCAGAAGGACGTTGATCGGAAGATTCGGATCGGTGCCTATTGATACTACCATGTTTGTTGTTGGAAACAAAATAAATATATCGTATATGATAGACCTTATAACCGGACAGTGTTATGCAAAAATATCCAGACGAGATGAATCTACCAGTCCGATATCAGAAGATTTGTTGATGGAAAGAAACTTTCTTCTCGGTGTACCTATTCAGATTGCGCAAGTTGGAACCGACTACTTGGGAACTGCCGTAAGTGCTATTAACACGGTTCCTCAGATTATTGGCGGGGCTATCTCCGGAATTGCAAGTGGTAAAGGCGCTATCGCAGGAGCAATTGCGGGCGGTGCTTCCGGTATTTATAATACCCTTCAATCTGCTATGCCACAAATAGAAACCGGGGGACAAAATGGATCGTTTCTCGCTCCCGTCAATAATACTCATGTAATAGAACAATTCTATAAGATTGTAGACGAGGACATTACTCATAGAGGAAGACCGCTATGTGAACTCCGCCAGATCAATACACTATCTGGTTTTATTCTATGTGCGGAAGGTGAAATAGATATTAGTTGTTATGACAATGAACGTAAAGAAATAGTCCGCTATCTGACAGACGGATTCTTCTGGGAGTGATAGCATGATTCCGACGCTGTATAATGACTTTTATATCTCAACTAATCAGAGAATCGGGGCATGGTCTGTCCAGACCGAAACCCCGACCAGAGAACAGTTAAACAACGCCAACCTGATAAAATCATTCTTTGAAGCAGAGGGATGGTCAATCAATGCTATCTGCGGAATGCTCGGCAATATGCAAGCAGAATCAACAATTAACCCGGCTTTCATTCAAGAAACAAACCGCTACCGGCTCCCCAACTCCGCTAATAGTCTTGCTGATGTTCCTAATTCCGTGATGAAGAACTTCTTCATGGAATATTACGGAGCGACCAGAAAAGCGTTTGCAATCGGACTTGTTCAGTGGGATGGGTATTCTACTTCAAACGGAGAACGTCAGCAAAAACTGGTTGCCTATGCAATCCGAAACAATTATAATTGGTATGATGGCGTATGCCAGATGTACCGTCTTAGAGGGGAGTGGCAAACGGATGCACAGTATCATTTTTTCAATCCCGTAACCATTGGGGGCGTTCGCTATACCTTTGCTAACTATGTAACATCAACCGCAAGCCCTACAGACCTTGCCCATGCATGGCAGGCTGGATACGAACGCAATGCTGGAGGATTGGGATTCCGTGGAGTGAATGCTGAATGGTGGTATACATACTTCACAGGTGAAGAACCACCCGACCCGGTTAATCCTCCAGACCCCGACCCCTCAGACCCTGATGAACCGATACCGGAAGACCCTGACAATCCTCTGCCAGATGAAGAAGACTTTCTTCCGGTCTGGTTATGGATGCTGTTCAGAAAGAAAAAGGAGATGAAGAGACCGTGCCGAAAGATGTAGGATGGGGCGTACCGGAGACATATGATTATATTAACATGTATAATGCGTCATTCTCCCCCTCAACTGTTCATGTAAAGAATGTTGCCCTTCAGCGATTCTTCCGCAGATACCTGTTCCAAAAGGCTATTTCAGTCTTTGAGTGGGAGCTTCCGAAAACATGGAACAGGGACTATTTCCTGTATGTTCTCTATGCATGGGGATATATTGGAGTGGTAGAAACTAACAAGTATGGGGTTATCTGTCAAGCGGGTGTGCCTTATGGCTACGATATCTACTATCAGCCCACAAACCTGATTATCACAAATCCCCTTCTCAAAGGTGCGCTACAGCCCCGTATCGGTACCGACTGCACAGTATTCAAACTCCAACCTGATTGGGGCGGGATCAATGACCTTGTGAACTACTACGCAGATATGATGGCCTTGTGTGCAGAAACCGCAGGAGTAAACCTGTTGAACTCGCACTTATCCTTCGTATTCCCCGCTAAAGACAGGCCGACCGCTGAAACATATAAGAAGCTCTTTGACAAGGTTGCCGGGGGCGAACCCTGCGTAGTGGTAGACAAACAGCTTTTCAAAGAAGACGGGACGCAGGTCTGGAACGCTTTTCAGCAGAATATCGGTCAGAACTATATCGTTGACAAGGTGCTTTCCGATATGCGTAAAATTGAAGCAATGTTCGATACAGACATTGGAATACCCAACGCCAACACAGATAAACGTGAAAGACTCATTACAGATGAAGTTAACGCAAACAATATCGAAACAATCACACGTTGCGAACTATGGCTTGAACAGCTTAAGAAGAGCGCAGAAGATACCAATTCCATGTTCGGCACTTCCGTTTCCGTGGATTGGAGACACGACCCCGACAAGATGATTGTAACAAATACTGCGGAAGGAGAAAGTTATTATGGGAAGAGCCGTTAATCTGTCCCCTCTGGGACTATATAACTGGGATTCGACAATCTTTGACCTGATGCAAATTCCCTCTGAACTGGACAAAGATACTCTCGTTCAGAACCTTCTCACTGAAACCGCAGAGCTTGAAGTGCTTTATCCTAACCCCGTTGTCTTCAAGAACCTTGTAGGCGTTTGGAGCGCAAAGCAGATTGATATCTGGAGAAGACTCTATGCAACTACCCAGTATGAATACAATCCTATTGAAAACTACAACCGGTACGAAACCGGTTCGGACAGCGGTACGGGACGCACTACGCACAGCGGTACGGACAGCACTACGGAAACCACAACGCACGGCGGTACGGATGGACGCACAGAAGCAATCACAAGTGGTGGTAAGGATACTCTGGATATGACCCGCAGGGAGGGCGGTACAGAAGGAAAGACCGGAACTGTCAATGTCGATGAAGGCGGTACAGAAGGAAAGACCGGAACTGTCAATGTCGATGAAGGTGGAACGGAAGGAAAGACCGGAACTGTTAATATCGATGAGGGAGGAACGGAAGGAGAAGCCACAACTCACCAGATTACTAACGGCGGTTCAGACGTTGTAACTGGAACGGATACAAAAGGGCACTGGATTGCAGGATTCGATTCGCAACCGGTTTCCGCTGACAATGACGGATTAGTTAAACAAACACGAGATCAGGATAATGCCACCACAACTACGCAGTATGGGAAGACGGAGAATGGGACAGGAAATAAGACTACTACATTCGGAAAAACCACTGATACAGATTCGTCTGAAACCACCACTTTCGGGAAAACTGTTGATACAGATTCGTCTGAAACTACCACTTTCGGGAAAACTGTTGATACGGATTCTTCTGAAACAATCACATTTGGGAAAACGGAAACAAATAAAGATGAAACCACTTACGGAAAAACAGAGAACGTTCAAGAAACTAAAACCTATGGAGAAACAGTCAATAAGACCGGGGGACTTACACACGGCGAACAGGTTCAGACAACTTCTGATGGAGAACACGAACTTCATGCTCATGGCAATATCGGCGTGACTACTACACAGAAGCTCATCAGGGAACAGAGAAATATTGACCTGTTTAATGTTTATGATATAATTATCGAGGACTTCAAGATGCGCTTCTGCGTCTTGATATATTAAGGAGGAACACATGAACGGTGGAGCATTTGGAGAAAACTTCCCCTATAGCAATTTTCATGACCTCAATATGGACTGGATCATAAAAATTGCAAAAGATTTTCTGGATCAGTATACACATATTCAAGAGACAATTGATACTGGACTGGAAGAACTGGAAACAAAAGCAAATACACTGGAAGAACTGTTACAGGCATGGTATAACACACATAGTGCGGATATCCAGAATCAGCTTGCCGAAGCACTGGAAGATTTGAATAACTGGTATACAGAACATCAGGAATACCTCAATCAGTATTTGTCAAGATTGATCTTAGCTTTCAATGATGCGGCAAACCGGAAAACGGCTGAATCTATTGCCAGTATTCCTGCCGACTACACAGACCTTGCAAACAATGTTAATAATGCAGTTGCCAATATTAAAGAGATATATGAAAAATTCGGAATTGAAAACACCATTCCACTAGAATATGGACAAACATCCGTAGTGCTTTATGGAGGTGAAACCGGAACATACAATAACTGGTATAGCACCGATTTTATTCCATGCGTCCCGGGAGAATGCTTTCACTTTGGAGCATGGGGTTATTATAATGAGGATTATGATCATGAAACTTTGAACATCTGCCCTGTATCATTCTTTAACAGCAGTAAACAGTATATTGGCGGAATTTCATCCGCTATCTTACCAACCTACCAGAGCCTGAACAACCGTCGCTTTGATGATATCGTTGTTATCCCGCCGAATGCCGCTTACTTTAAACAGTCTTATCTATCTGTAGGCGGTATTGGTAATTTCACAACCAAACTAATTCTTATCGGTACACCACGCATTATTAACATGCTTTCCTCTCTTCTGGCTTGGGAAGCAATAACTGTACCCGCTGACAAAACAGATGTTCCACTTTATGGTGGTGGTACCGCAACATATGAAAACTGGTTCAGCACAGATTATATTGATTGTTCCAATAGCTTAAAACTCGATATTGTAGCATGGGGGTTTTTCGAAAACAATATCAATATTAGTCCAATTTCATTTTATGATTCTAACAAAAACTATCTATCATCCATATCAGGTGAAGAGGGCTCCAAAATTCCAAATTACGGACAAAACAGACTTTTTAGAGGACAAGTTTATATCCCCAGTAATGCAAAGTATTTCAGATTAGCATCATATCAGGGCGTGGGAGCGAGCGTATACCCCATTTCTGCCAGTGAATATGTTTTCCTTAACGATGAAAAATTTATCAACAAATTAAATATTGTATGCATTGGTGATTCGCTCACAGAGGGAGATCAAGGAGCCAATCCATACGCTTCGGCACAAAATATAACACCTTATAATTATCCGTATTGGATGCAGAATTATCTGGGATGCCATGTAACAAACAAAGGCAGAAGCGGATATACTACCATTCAAGCATGGAACAATATTGTACAATCTATTGACTTTACTGATGTAAACACCATTATCATTATGCTGGGAAGCAATGGCGGATTAACAGATACAATAGACACTGACTGCCCGGCCGGAGTAAGCTATATGAACTACGCAAACACTAACACTGGATGCTACTGCAAAATCATAGAATATTGCATGGCACAAACCTCCGGGACTGCACAAATCATTCTATGCACACCTCCACATGTCGGAACAGTGCGAGGACAAAAGCGGACTGCAACGATAGCCGCAGCAGAAGTTGTAAGGAAAATTGCTTCCCGTTATTGTCTGCCCCTGATTGATATGATGACTGAAAGTGGATTTAGTGACTACAACGAAAATGTATATCAGCCGGTCGATGGTCTGCATTTTACTGTTAACGGATATAAACGGATGGGAACATTTATCGGTAGCAGGGTAAAAGCCAATAATGCGATACAGGTAACACTTTAACGCTTTAGCGTGCTAAAGTGCCCTCGGTAACGGGGGCATTTTTCTTTTGCGTCCCTTTTGTATTATGTAATGGG